AACCATTTGCATCTTTAAAATGATCGGAGTAAGTATCGTCATCGTATGTAAATTGCACCTCGTTCTCCTTACGGATAATTTCTGCTTGCAACTGCTTCCAGTATTTGGCAATTTTCATATTACCAAATTTGTCTTTTTTACGTGCAACTTCTAATTGTTTTGGGGAAAGCGAACGCCCATTAAGGATATGTTTTGCAAAGGAGGAAAAAATATCTGCATCAAATGCAGTAAAACCGATACCGTTTGCTTTATGAGTAGAATCTAATGCTTGCTCATCAAGCTCTTGATTGTTAAAAACAACTACTAAGGCACGTTCAACGGCCTTATTGTTTGTAGCAAGTAGGTTAGCAATTTTAGTTCTGTTCCACTTTGTCATATTTGCTCCTAAGCAAGTGTTAACTAATTTAACCTATACAAGTATTATACACTCTTAAGATCAAATGTCAACCAAAAATATTAAATATGTGGTTTATTTTTTACTAAATATAATAAGTTGGAATAATTATGGCAACAAAAGTTATATTCAAGGGATATTCTTCTAAAACACCAGTAAGGAAATTAAAAGATATGGACCTTGCCAAACAAGATTTAACAAATCATTTTAACACCAAAAAAGGTGAAAGATTAATGGATCCTTCGTATGGTTCTTTAATATGGGATTTATTATTTGAACCTTATGATGATACGGTTGAAGATGCAGTAAAAGAAGATTGTATTGATATTGTATCACAAGATCCTAGATGGAATTTACGAGAAGTGGTTACTTATAGTAATCAAAATGCAATTAGCGTTCAGATGAGATTAAGATATACACCAACTGATCAAGAAGATATCTTATCTATTAATTTTGATCGAAACTTATCTGAAGCAGAATAGGAATAACTAAATGGCAACAAGACAAGATGTATTATTTGCCGCAGAAGATTACACGGCGGTATATCAATCGTTTGCCCAAGCAAATTTTAAAGCATACGATTTTGATACAATTAAATCGGCAATGGTCGATTACATTAGATTAAATTATCCAGAAGATTATAATGATTGGATTCAGTCTTCAGAATTTGTAAGTTTAATAGATCTTATTGCATATTTAGGACATAGTCTAGCATTTAGAATTGATTTTTCTTCTCGTGAAAATTTTATGGAAACTGCTACTTCTAGAGAATCAGTATTACGGTTAGCTAGATTTTTAGGATATAATCCTAAACGATCATTAAATTCAAAAGGAGTAGCTAAAGTAAAATCAGTAAAAACTACAGAAATATTAATAGATTCAGACGGCAATAATCTTTCTAATGTAGAAGTATTATGGAACGATGCTACTAATGCAAATGCTTATGAACAATTTCTTTTAATTGTAAATTCTGTGTTAACATCTACAAATCAATTTGGTACTCCATTTAATTCAGGAACATATAATGGTATTAAAACGGAAATTTATACTTTAAATTCATTAACAGGGCAAGATGTTGTTTACCCATTTAATGCCAATGTTAACGGTGTATCAACAGGATTTGAAGTATGTAATGTTAATTTAGATACTGCCGGTTATGTAGAACCTTATCCTGATCCTAATGCATCATTTAAGTGTGTTTATCTAAACGATGGTAAAGGTAATGCAAGTGAAAATACAGGATTTTTCTTTTATTTTAAACAAGGAACATTAGCATTTAAAGACGTTTTGATTACATCTCCTATTGAAAATCAAGTTATAGATATTAATGTAAACAATGTAGTAAACGACGATGTATGGGTTCAAAGTGTAGCCCAGTCAGGATCAGTATCTGCAAGTTGGACAAAAGTACCTGTTGTTACAGGATCAAATGTTATTTTTAATTCTATTGATAATAGTTTAAGAAATATATTTGAAGTTGTTACAAGAGTTGACGATCAAATATCTATTAAGTTTGCAGATGGAAGATTTGGCAATGCTCCTAAAGATGTTATTAGAACTTGGTACAGAACAGGAAACAATGAATCGTATATTATTAGACCAGAAGACATGCAAAATATAAACATTGTTATTCCTTATTTTAGTAGAAACGACAATCAATTATACGATTTAACTGTTGTTTTGGATTTACAAGAAACAGTTCAAAATAGTACAGAAACAGAGTCTTTAACGTCTATACAAACAAATGCACCACAAGTATATGCTACTCAAGATAGAATGGTTACGGCTGAAGATTATGCAGTATATCCATTGCAAGCATCTACAAATATTAAAAAGATAAAAAGTACAAACAGAATACATAGCGGACATACACGTTATGTTGATATTAATGATCCAACTGGTACATATAAAGATTTAACTATATTTGGCGACGATGGGTACATTTATTTAGAAGATTCGTTGTTACGATCGACTTTATCTACCACTTCAACATTAACTTCATCATCTATTATAGAACAATACATAGAATCATATTTGAATGAAAAAGAAGTTGAAAATTTTTATTATCAAAAATATTCAGGTGATTATATTTCCTCTAATTATTTGCAAGCAGAAACAAGTAACATATGGACATGGGCAAGGGTAACAGGCACAAATAAAATGTCAACAGGTTATTTTCAGGATGATGCAACAACCGCAAGTTTAGGAACATATACAATCGATGCAATAGGAAAATATTTAGTACCAGGAGCTAACATTGAGTTTGTTCAGCCTGATACCGCCGGTACTAATGCTTATACTGCTTCTTCTAAAACGGAATGGGCAAGCATTGTTAGTGTTTCAGGAGATGGTAGAGGTGTTACAGATACCACATTGGCTTATACAGGTAAAACTGCCGAGGGACTAGGTGCGATACAATTATCTAGAAATATTCCTTCTGGTTATAGAATTAAAAGAATCGCACCTGCATTTAATAAAAAATTTACATCAACTGAAAGAACAAATATAACTACACAATTAGATGCAAATAATTCATTTGGTTTGTATTACAATCATACAACCATGGCATGGACAGTAGTACCTGTTGCAAATTTAGGTGCTTCTAGAGATACTGCATTTGACCTTAGTACTGCTGGTGATGGTAGTAATGGTGATCATAGTTGGATGTTAAGAATAGAAAAAGAAGCATCGCAATGGGTATTTTTGGCAAGAGCAGTTAAATTTAATTTTGGTTCTGTTAGTAATGTAAGGTTTTATAACCAACGATTGGAAAATAAAGTAAGTAAATTATCAAAAAAATCTGTTATAGATGCTATTAGTATTTTAAAATTAAATTCTGTACCGCTGACAACCACTGGCGGAGGCACAGGCTCTACATTGTTCGCAGGAGATTACAAATTTGATATATCAGGATACTACACATATGACGACGGATATACTGATCCTCGAAGAGTATTACTTAAATTTGCAGATGATAATAAAGATTCTGTAATTGATGATCCGTTTGCATTTGATTCTATTGTTGGTTCTAATACTATTTTTATAACAGATGTTCAAGACGGTAATTACACATATAAAACATTAATGACAGAGCCTCCGCCTTTAGCATTAGAATATAATGCTGTTGCATCTTACGGAGTAAATGATGTTGTAATATACAACGGAAATTATTATAAGGCACTACAAACATCGACAGGCAATGTACCAACTAATACTACATATTGGACACCTGCTAATCCTAGTGCAGTTATAAGTTGGTCTTCGGCTCAAGTATATTCAATAAACGATAAAGTTGAATACGAAGGTTCTGAGTATAAATCATTAGCAAATAATAATTTAGGAAGTTTACCAACTAATACTACATATTGGGAACATGTTAGAACATTAACATATAAAAGTTATACCGGAAGATCAAATCTTAATTTTAAATGGACACATGCCGCTAGTGAAGAAACAAGAATAGATCCAGCGGTTACAAATATAATTGATACATTTGTCTTAACAAATACATATTATACTTCTTTTTCAAATTGGTTAAAAAATGACAGGCGTACAGATTTTAAGCCATTACCTCATACAACAGAAGATTTAAAAAATATGTTTACATCAATTGAAAGTTCGAAAACTTCGTCCGATACAATTATTTACAAACCTTGTGAAATGAAAATACTATTTGGTGCAGAAGCAGACTATGCATTGCAAGCAAGATTTAAGGTAGTTAAAAATTCTACTACGTCGTATACAGATAATGAAATAAAGGCATTAATTGTAGGTTATATAGACGAATATTTTGATCCTGCTAATTGGGCCTTTGGAGAAACATTTTATTTTACAGAATTGGCCGGTTATGTACATCGAAAAATGATAGGTATTGTTTCGTCTATTGTTATAGTGCCTAATGACGGTGGTTCTAGATTTGGTAACATGTTTCAAGTAACTCCAAACGAGCATGAAATTTTTATAAGTGCTGCGAAAGTGTCTGATATAGACATAGTTTCGTCGTATACAGAATCTAATATTAGAATTGCAGGCGGAACATTAGATACGGCATCCGGGACAACTTCAATTACTGGTGTAACAACATCTACCAGTTCTACTTCATCGTCTAGTAGTGGCAGTGGTGGAAGTGGTAGCAGTGGTTCAGGCGGCGGCGGTTCTAGTTATTATTAATAGGAAATTAAATGGCTGACTTTACTAGCAAAGCAAAAACAGAGCAAGTTAACAATACTTCGCCAGGTTCAACTAATAGGAATTTATCAAAAAAATATTCAACAGATTTGTTGCCTGAATATTTTCAAAGCGATACAAACAAAAAATTTTTAAATGCAACTTTAGATCCTATGATTGAAAGCGGTGTTTCTGAAAATAAATCAGGATATATCGGCAAGAAGACAGGGAAAATTAGATCATCAGTAGATGATTCATATTTACCTAGTAGAAGCACATTAGATAATCGTTATCAATTAGAACCAGGTGTGGTAAGTCAGCGAACAGATACCGGAGAATACGAATCTGCATATACATATAGTGATGTAATTAATAAATTAAAATTTTTAGATTCAAACACAACTAATTTAGATAAATTATTTGCAGACAATAATTATTCCTGGAGACCTCCAATTGATTTTGATATGTTTATTAATTGGAATAATTATGTATGGTTACCATTTGGATTACCTATATTTGGTCTTCACGGAACAACTGCTGCTGATGTAGAAGGGTTAGCACAATTTACATCAGGAGTACAAACAGAATATGGTAACAGAACTATTAAATTAGAAAATGGTATGCGACTTACATTTTCTAATGATAATAATGTTTACTTAGTTACTGGCGTCGGATCTAAAATAAAATTAATTGTAGAGAGTACTTTTAATGCAACTACTACTACATGGGAATCAAATTTAACTTCAATAACACCATATGCACATGGTGTAGCAAATCAAACAATGGCAACTGGTACTGTTACTACAAGCAACCAACAAGTCAATTCTATTTCTATAAGTGCTGGTGCTACACAGGGAACAGGATACGTTTATAAACCATTTTTTAATATATACGATTCATCTGGCGGAGACCCAACTCATGCTATTGCTTCAGGTAGTATTGGAACCGATGGAAAAGTAAGCACTACTATAACTGCAACAACTGGCGGAGATTACGGTGCTAGTGCAGGTGTACATTTATTAGTAGTTGGCGGTCAAAAAGTAACACCTTTTAAAAACGGACAAAACACAGATGTTCATTGGAGGCACGAATATCTAACAATTGACAGAGGTGCAAGAGATAATAATACATGGTCTCGAACAAATAATTGGTATCATATTGATACAGTAAAGGCAGTTAATACTTTTATAGGTGTTGCATCAACTTTTAAAATAGGAGATAGTGTAGCATCTCCATCTAGTTCTACAACATTAGGACAAACACTAGATGATAGTGATTATGCACAACGACCTATTATTTGTTGGGAAAAAGATCTACGTCTATATGACCACGGTATCGAAAGTAGAAAACCGGTTGCTATGGTAATTTCAACATTATCGGATCCAGGATCCGATCTAGCAAGTAATCTAGTTCATAATGGTTATACGGTTCAAGTAGGTGATAGAGTATTAATTACAAATGCATCAACAGGTATAAACAATCAAATTTGTACAGTCGGTAATAGTTATGCTTTGACAGCAATTACAAACGACAACGGACGTTCAACAGCAGTACCAAATCACGGTGACGTAGTTACTGTTATGAATGGTCCTACATTATATGATTGGAATAAATCTTATTCTACTGGTAATATTGTAAAATTTAAAAATGTATACTTTAGTTCACTGGTTAATAATAATAAAGGCGTAACACCAGGCGAAGATGCAACAAAATGGCAAACTTCTTCTGCTACATTAGTTAAAGGAATAGATTATTATTACAATGCAAAGTTAGATACATGGTCCGAAACTCAAGAAAAAGAAATACCAAATAAACATCCGTTATATGAATTATACGATGCCAAACATCAACCACTGTCTCATTATAAAGAAACAGATTTTACAGGGTCAACAGTATTTGAGTATCTAGAGGATACAACTTCACCTACTCGCAAAAATGATGATTATTTAAAATTTCCGTTGTCGTATTCATCGTCATCATATATAACAACAACAAATACAAGCAATTTAATTTTTAATAATTCTGTTATACAAACAACATATCAATATAATACGTTTACTACAGGTGTAGATATAAAAGGGTTGTATTACCTACAAAAATATGATGTTAGTGACGGAAAACATTATTATGATAATTGCTGGCATCAGAGTTACAAACAAGTAAGAACTCCAATTACGGTCACTCAGGAAGTTACATCTGCTATTGCAGATTTAAGTGTAGATTTAGGCACAACAAATTATGAACCTGAAAGAGATTTTTGGCTTAAAGCAAATACAACGGGATGGGAATTCCATTTAGATTCTGCATATGGTTATGAAAAATTAACAGGTATTAATCCTACATTATATTTGGCACGAGGGAAAACATATACATTTGATGTAACAAATGGCACTACCTCATTAGCATTTCAAAATAAAGCAGGATCATCTTTTACTTCCGGTATTAGTACCTCAGGAACAAAAACAACATTTGCAGTTGATGCCGCAGAAACAAATAGCATTTTATATTATACTGCTCCTGGTAGTTCGACAGGTAAAATTATAATTATAGATCAAGTGCTCGAACAAGGATGGCCTGAAGTATTTCATAACGGAAATAAATTATTAAGGAATGTTCATTATACTTTTAATGGACAGAATGTTGTAATACCTTATAAAACAGGTAATTCATCTTATGCCCAAGCAATATCAAATAACGAAGATATATTAGCAGTAGGTGATATAGTTGATGTAAAATTTTTTACTACAGATACTAGTACAACAGACGAATGGACATATGATGTATCCAATTCGCTAAAAAATAATTCAAATAATAGTGAAGTAAAATATATTCAATACTCAGAATTGTTTAATCATTTTGTAGATGTAATAGAAAAACAACCAGGTAGAACAGGCAGTTCTTTTGGTTCTAATAATTATAGAAATTTAGACAAAACAAAACGATTTGGCGGAACAATAAATCAACAATTATCTTCGTTATTAAAGACAGGGTTTACATTAAGTAACGAAAATTACGATGTATTATTAGCATTAGAATATGTATCTGATTCTTATAATGTTTTTAAGAAAAAATTTGTTCAAAAAATAGAACAATTAAACAAAAGCATGGCGTCAAGTCCTACTATTAGCGGTTTAATTGATCAAGCTCTTTATGATATTAATTTAGGTAAGAATAATACATTTCCATTTGCAAACAGTGATATGATGTACTATTTTAACTTGGTCGAAAAAACATATAATGTTTCTAGTAGTACGTCTAATTTTAATTTACCTAGAAATATTACAAGAACTAATCAATATAAAAATCATGTATATGTTTATACTATTGATACTAACGGGGTTGAAACATATTTAACAAGTGATCTATATACATTAGATACTACATCGACAACTAATAAAATTACATTGAATAGTGCAGTCAGCTCAGGTAAAGTTGTTATAAAAGTTAGTATTGATCAAGGATTAAGTTTTATACCACCTACATTAGCGAAGTTAGGTATTACATCTTGTATTAAACCTACATATTATTTAGATAATACAGGTTCTAGACAAGTTGTTATTATAGAAGGCCACGACGGTTCTAAAACGGTTTCGTTTAATACAACTGTAGACAGTAACTTAACTCCGTCTTTAACAGATGTTAGAGATAAAGCATTGTTTGAATTAGAAAATAGAATATACGATCATATACAATCTTCCTTTAAAAATAAAAGAAAAGATTTAACTTATATACCTGGAAAATATAGAACCACACCTTATACAAAAACTGAGCAAAATAATTTTTATGATAATTATTTTAATTCATATAGAGTCGGCAAAGGTATTACAACATTAACAAATAGTTCGTATGATGCTAATAACAAATTTACACATAATTACTCATCAACACAGCCAGAAGGTATAGGATATTGGAGAGGTATTTATAGACATTATTTTGATACCGATAGACCGCATACACATCCTTGGGAAATGTTAGGTTTTGTTGAAAAACCTAGTTGGTGGGATGCAAGATATGGTAGTCCCACAACTAAAACTACAAATGATAATTGTTGGGCAAACGCAACAAAAAAAGCCGCATTAGAATCTGCATTACAAAAAGGAATCATATCCGAACCTACAACGACAATAGTACAGGATATAAATGTTGCTAGACCTGGTGCAACCTTTCCTGTTACAGGCACTGGTACAGCAGGAGGAACCGATGCAACTGTTACGTTACAAGATCCAGATACATGGAGTCTTACTTCTCCTACTGCCAACGAAGCAAAAGCCGCGTTTAAATTTGGTGATGGAAGTCCTATAGAAACTGTATGGTTGCGTAGTTCAATCTTCCCTTATGTAGAAAATAAATTTTTACATTCTTCTAATCCTGGAAAATATTTAGAAGATAATTATGATGTTTTAGATAAAATAAACGATGGACCTGATGCTTCGACTACCTTTAAAGTAATCGTAGCAAGTGACGGAACACAGAATCGATTTTACATAGACGGAATCCCACAGAAAACTTTAAAATTAGAACAAGGTAAAACATATATTTTTGATCAATCGGATTCATCTAATGCTAGTTCATTAACATATACCGATAACCATCCTTTATACCTTACTACAATAAGAGATACCGAAGGTTCTATATATAGCCAAGGAACACAACAAGTTTGGAAAATAGGTTCAACTGATTATACTACATTTGCCGGTTCTTCTAATTATGAACAAAGTTTTAAATCATCTAACACAGGCGATAGATATACAAAATTAATAATACCTAAAGGTACTGCTATAAGTCAGTTATATTATTCTTGTGGTAATCATTCAGGCATGGGAGGTATAATTGAAATAGTAGATAGTAAGCACGAATTACAAAAAATATCTGAAAAAACAAAAAAACGACATAATACAAATGAATTATACATTCATAATGAAGTAGACACAACCAATTTAACTCGAAGAGTTTTAGGGATTCAACAATTAATAGTTGATAGATTAATGTTTTTAGGTAATGAAATTTATAAAGATTTTGCTAGACAAATACGACAGTTAAATTCAAAACAAATGTATAAAATACAAGGTTATTCTAATAAAAATAATATATCATTATTAGCAGATAGCCTACAATCAGAACTATCTGATAATTTTATACCAGCTGATAATATTTCATTAAAATTACATAAGTCATCTCCGTATAAAAAAATAGTTTATAGTGGAGTAGAAGTTATTAAATCGTCGACCGGGTATACAATTAATGGTTGGCACAATAATGAACCATATTTTAATATATTACCTTCTATAAAGGTTTCGGGTAGAGCAGTAACAATAGGAAAAACAAATTTAATTAGATATGTTAATTACGAAACATCTCCTGTAAAAGTTAATTATGGAACTACGTTTAACAATATACAGGATGTTTATTGGTTTCTATTAGAATATGAAAAATATTTAGAATCAGTTGGTTTTGTTTTTAATGATGTTGATTCAAATAACAATATAAAAAATTGGAATTTCGCAGCTAATCAATTTGTAATATGGGCAGAATCAAATTGGGATGTTAATACATCAGTACAATTAAGTCCTGTTGGTAAATCTATGACTTTAACATTGGCTCATGGTTATTTAAAAAATAATGAAGATGAATATGGTAGTGCATATTTAGATAAAGATAAAAATTTATTAAATCTTTCAGAGATAAGTGTAGATAGACAGTATAAAGAAGTTACTGTAAAATGTAAAAATGATGATAAAGCAATTTATTGTGCCATATTAGTTATTTGTGATTACGAACATTTATTAATATTAGATAATGTAACAATTTTTAATGATATAGTCTATTCTCCGTTATTAGGCGAAGAAAAATTAAGATTAAAAATAGATTATCAAAAAACATCCAATTGGAACGGCACATTTTATGCACCTGGATACATAGTCAACAACGATACGATATTTGAAAATTTTGATAAGTCAGTATCAAATGTAAATTATGAATTATTTGATGAAACTATGGATTTTGGTTATGCACAGAATTGCGCTATTGATATATTACGTTTATATATC